TTGAAGCTGGACTTAATCTCGCTGTCAGCACTAGTGCCGCTGGTCACCCAGTCAGCCGTCAGCCTGCTGACACGCGCGCCCTGGTAAGCACGCCGGCGCCGCATTGGCTCAAAACCCATCGCCCGGAATAGCCGCGTGCGCAAACCCATCAGAACCTCACGAACAGATTGTGCGGATTGCCTAGCCCATTGGCCATAAGCTCGGCCATCTGTTCACGCTTAACCTCGGCCTTGAGTTTACTCTCGAGCTGCAATAGATCCGCTAGGTCATACTTCTTCAGGCTGCGGTTCCCGATCGTATACTCCTTAACCACGCCGCCAGCAGTGATCGCGCGAATTGCCGCCTGTACCGCGTCCAAATCCTTCTGCGCCTGTGACCTGCCATCAACGGCCGCAGGGCTGCCGGTATAAGCCAAGCTCGCCAGAACCGTCAGCTGCCCTGACCCAAGAGTCACCTTGCTTGCGCCGCTGGTCGCCAGCGCCTGCCAATACCACTGCCCAGCATCGAAGCCAGCAGACGTACCAGCAGCAATCTCAAACACCCATCCGGTGCCGTCAGCCGTGCCGACTACCGTCGCACCTTCGCTCGCCGTGTTGGTCCGTAGGTAGTACGTCAGCACCCAGCTCGCGCTGCTAATCACATTGCCCAGGTTGTCGGCGCCTTCCACGTCGCGCCAACCAACCGTGTCGCCTGCCCTAAGTGTCGCGGGGATGTTCACGGTTTACCAGTTGCCGACGAAGCCACTGACAGCCGCAGGGGCCGGCTGTCGTTTTGATCTTAGCGGCGTCTTCTTGCCTTCCTCCAACTGCTCCGCCAGCTGGTGCCACATCGTCGCGCGGTTCATCCGCCTGGAGTACAGCAACATCGCCGCGTAGGCATAGACCGCACAATCGAGCGCCTCGTTGCGATCGCCTGCCTTCTTCACCCACTCGCGAATCGGGAAACCGCGGTGATACCGCAGCGCCTGCCGTTCGCTAGTCAGCTGCCTGAAGTACTCATCATCAGCAGCCATGCCGAAGTGGAGCGCACCAACGCCGCCAGCTTCGTTATGCCGCAGCCGGCCGAACAGCGTCGTCTTGATCGTGTCGGTCCCCAGCTGGTACAGCGTCACGCCACGCTTCAGCACCCGGCCCTGCCAGCTCACATCGACCTTGCTGCCCTTGCCCACTGCTGGGCTGTTGCGTCTGCTGCTGCCCTTGATCGCCACCACGCCCTGCCGCACCCGATCGCGCACATACCGGTAGACCTCATGCGTGCAGTGGCCGCCACTGTCCACCGCCACCTGCGACACCTTCAACTCCTTCCCGCCAGCCGTTGGCCATGTTGTAGCCAGCACCTGGTCCAGCTGTGCCCACACCTCCGTCTGCGTCGGGTCGCCCATCAGCTCCTGGTGCCACACCAGCCAGCCAGTCTCGCCTTCGCCCCATCCCCAAATGCTCACCGCCAGCCGGTTGTCCTGCACGTCCACGCCGCACGTCAACAGCACCACGCCATCAGCGCAGACGCCTGACTCCACCGCCAGCCGCTTCGCCATCAGTCCGTCAGCGCTGATGGCCGCGGCATAGTCCTCCTCCCAGGTCTCGGCCAGCCTGGTGTTCACGAACGCCTTCAGTGCCGGCGCGTCAGATTTCGCCCGCAGGAAGTCATCTACCAGCTGCTCCCAGCTGCACCACCCGAGCGGGCTGTAAAGACTTGACAGCTGAAACCCAGCAGTCCGGCCATCGCTTGGCGCTGTCGCGCGCCACTCACCCGCCGCCAGCATCGCTGGTTTGTGGTTCTCCTCGAACCGCTCGCCGCAATGCTCACACTCATACCGCACAGCACCCGGCCGCTTGGCGTCCCACTTCAGCCGGGGCCACTGCAGCCACTGCATCCCGCCACAGCACGGGCACGGCACATAGAACCGCCGTTGATCGCTGCGCAGGTACTCCGCCTCGATCCGACTGAAGTCCTTCACTGTTGGCGTGCTTGTCAGCAGGATCTTCCGTCGCGCAAACGTCGTCGTCCTGCGCTCCGCCAACGCAACCGGGTCACCCTCGCCGTCCACGTCGCTGGGATAAGCATCCACCTCATCCGCGAACAGATACCGGCACGGCGCCGATCGCAATCCAGTCGCACTGTTCGCGCCCGTCAGCAGCATGATCCCGCCGCTGAACTCTTTGCTGAACATCGTGTTGCCAGAATCCCTCGCCCTTGCCGGAGCGATCTTTATCGCCAGGCATGGCGTGTCCGTGATCATGCTCTCGAGCCGTTGCTTGCTCAACCGCTTGGCCATCTCCACAGTCGGCTGAACACACAACATCGGCCCCGGCGCGTGGTCAATCACATAGCCCAACCAGTTGCTGCCTGCTTCGGTCTTGCCCGTCTGCGCCGCGAACATCATCACCACCCGCTGCACCGGGCTGTTGCTGCTCAAGCAATCCATCGGCTCGCGCAGGTACGGCGTCCGCCCCGTCCGCCACGGCCCAGGCTCTGCGCTCGCCTTGCTGCTTAGCTTCCGGTAGCGGTCCGCCCACTCGCTCACCGTCAGCGGCTCCTCAGGTCGCAAGCCATCCAGGAATCCAGCCCGCCAGGGGTTAGCCATTGCTCAGCTCCACCAGTGCCGCCCGGTGCTCATCCGTCAGCACCGCATGGATCCGCGCCGGGTCCGTCTCACCTGCCAGCTGGTGGCTCAACCGATCAGCCAGGTTGGCCAGTGCCTCGCGCACACTCCGCCCCAACGCAAACGCTTCCTTCTGCACATCAACAGCTGGCACCAGGTCGCGCCGTTTCAGGTCCACATCCAACTTCGCCAGCTCCGCCTGGTAGTGCTCACGCCGCGCACGGCTTTCGTTCAGCTCTGGAATCTCATCATCCGGCAATCCCTCCACACGCCGCCGCAGTTCCTGCGCATCCCGTGGTGGTTCGATCGGGTCTGGCTCGTCCACCTTCGCCGCGTTGTTCTTGAGCGTGTTCTTGCGCCACAGCTCAAGCGCCAGATCACGATCCAGCCAGCGCTTGCCGTCCTTCTCAACCACGGCCGCAGCGATCCGGCTCTTCGTTGCATGAGTCACCGCCGCTTTCGTGCAGCCCTTGATGGCAGCAAACTCCGAGAATGTGACCAGCAAAGTTAAGTAACGGCTAGGCTTAGTTAACTGATGCTAAACCGCGCTAAACCGTCTAGGGGTGTCTCAAGGTAAGACTCACTGAGACTCATTGCGGCGCATGGGTTTAAGGGGTGTTAACGCTGACGCTAGCTTTTGCGTGCGGTCTGCGATCACCCGCCGGGTTTTGGCCAAAAAGGACCCATAACGCGGTCCAGCCGCCCATCTGTGGCCCTCTGACCCTTTTTAACGGGGTCTGTGCCCTACCTGGCGGTTTCAAGCGCCCTGGAGAGGCTTGTGCGCAGGTAGCCACCAAAGCGCCGCTCTGCCACCTTGGCGCCGATCTGCTGTACCGGAAAGATCGGGCGATAGGTCGCGGAAGGCAATGCGACGAACAGCGGCCTGAGCTTCTGGCCAACGCGTTGGTAAACGCCTGGAGGCCTGTTGCCGCCCTTTGGAGTGCCGATTAAGACCGAGTTACGACCGGTTGGCCCGATCTGCCCTGTAAGGCGCTTTAAGGCGGCCAGGGACACGTTGCCCTGTGCGTTCCTCTTGAGGCCCACCGGAAGCAGCTTGGAGCCGCTCTGAAGAGCGCCAGAGGATGCGCCGATCAGCTTGGCCTCGAATGGTTTGCTGCCGCGACGGCCACCGGTGATGTTGCGCAGCAGGTACGGCTGGCGCTTTGCCTCAGGAAACACGATCGCGGTCAGCGTGCGTTTCGTGCTCTTCTCGACGCGGTAGGCGTTCTGGATGAACGTGGTCGGCCGATCAAAGTATTGCCGCGTCGATGCGTTGATCGACTGGCGTGCGTCGAATGCGGTGGCGTTGAGCGCCTGGCTAATGGCGAACGGCAGCTGCTTGGTCATCTGGTCGGTCCACCGGATGGCCTTAGGTAGCTCTGACTTGATGTCAAGGGTGATGGTTGCCATGGGTTCAGGGTAAGGCGCGAGCCGGTCTTCCAGGGGTTGCCAACTTGCTGACTTGCCCACCTTCGTCTTAGGAGCTACCTGTACCCCCTACCCCCCCTTCCTTCTCTTATTACTACCACTATAAATTATAGGTTAGCAAGTAAGCAAGGATAGCTCCGGCCTTGCAGCGCAGCGGATTTCAGCTGTCCAACCTTTTAGGCTCAGGTTGGCAATAGACCCATTTCTGGGTGCCATCGACCGATTGACGTCTTTTGCGGTATCCCATCTCTCTCAAGATGGACGCAACCTGCATCTGGTCACCGCGGGTTTGTCGTTCGACTGGTTTGCTGATTGCTTCGGTCAGG